TGTTTGCAGAGCATGATTACCTAACAGATTTCGCTAACCAGATAGGTGCGGAAACTGAACCACCGATTATTGGCGACCTACAACCAGAGTCAGTAATTGAATCCACTTACTTTTTTTGTTAATGAGAAACATCCACGTAACACCTGAACCTGTTGTATTAGAGGGGTATCAGGCTGTAATGAAGCCGAGTCAATACGGCTATAGCTTAAGAGCTGTAGTAGGTCAAGACTTGATTGATAAGTTAGAAGAAGAAAGAGTTGAGTGTCTTAAGTGGGCTGAGTCTAGACTTGATAACCCACGACGTAGCACTCTAAAAGTTGAGCCATGGGAAGAAGTAGCTGATGGTAAATACATCATTAAATTCTCATGGGCTGAAGATAAACGACCTCCTGTAGTAGACACAGAAGGTACGCCTATTACAGATCCATCAACGCCTGTGTATGCTGGCTCTACGGTCAAGCTAGGCTTCGTTCAAAAGCCTTATATCCTAAGAGATAAGATTACATATGGAACGTCTCTGAAGCTCTCTGGGGTGCAAATCGTGACGGTTAAGGGAGGAGCTGGAGTAGATACAGGAGACTTGAATGAAGCTGAAGTATCAGAACTATTTGGTAAGACCAAAGGTTATAAGGCTGATGAACCTAATGTTGAGGCAGCTGGAACTCCTAGCTCAGTAGAAGATACTGATGACTTTTAACTGATTCTTTCTTTTACAGATGTTATGAATGAATCTACATCCTCTTGACTAAGAAGTTTTAAATCTAAGAACTTACAAATCTGAGCAAACCTTAACAATTCCATTCGGTGTTGAGCAAGTAAACCATAAACATGTGATCGACCAATACCTATTGCCTCGGCGAATTTTCTCTTGTTAATTGGTTTAAGTTTTTCTCTAATTTGTTCCTTGTCATCCTCAGTTAATACAACTGTTGGAGCATTACCGCCAAAGTCATAAAGGATACGATTCATGATGTCTGTTCAGTCTGTACATACACTATAACATGTTTCGATCAAAGTTAGAAGAACAGGTATCAGATTTACTTTTAGAATTAGGAGTTGATCAAGAATATGAGAGTTCTAAAATCTCTTATACGCTTGAAAAGTTTTACACACCTGACTTTTTTCTACCCAACAAGCACCTTTATCTAGAAGTCAAGGGCTATTGGTCTCCAGAAGATCGCCGTAAACAATTAGCGGTTCGTAAACAAAATCCAGATATTGATATTCGAATGGTCTTTCAAAGTCCGTTCAATAAAATCTCTAAGAAATCTAAAACAACTTACGCCAAATATTGCGATAAGCACAACATCTTATGGACAGCTTGGCACAACATACCAATTGAATGGCTCACATAGAGAGCGAATTTGAAAGGCATATACCTTGTGATAATTGTGGCTCATCTGATGGGAATTCTCTATACAGTGACGGCCACACTTATTGCTTTGTATGCCACACCCGTACCTCTGGGAATGAGGAAATTATTCACAATCACACAATGTCTACCAATGTTCAACTCAAAGGATCAGCCGTACGGTTGCAGCGAAGAGGTATATCTGAACAGACGTGCCAAAAATATAAAATCTATAGAGACGGAGAACTTCTACGCTTCCATTATTTCACGAGTGACGGAATACTTCAGGGAGCAAAAATAAAGACCAAACAAAAGGATTTTTATTATGAAGGTAATAGTACCGATACTCTTTTTGGTCAGCATTTGTTTCCTACTAGTGGCAAACGCATCTTTGTTTATGAAGGTGAGTTAGATGCCGTGTCTGGTTGGGAGGCTCAACCTAACTGGCCTCACGTTTCATTACCCCACGGTGCAGCTAGTGCTAAAAAAGATATTCAAAAACAGATTCCCCTTTTCCAAGGTTATGAAGAAATTATTCTCTTCTTTGACAATGATGAGGCTGGAAGGAAGGCAGCGGAGGATGCTGCATCAGTACTACCACCTGGGAAGGTCAAGATCGCAAGGCTTGAGTCGTATAAGGATGCGTCGGAAGCCTTACAACAGAACGATAGACAGGCGATAAGGACAGCATTTTTTGATGCTAAACCATATCAACCAGATGGGATAGTCGATGGTAAGAGTCTCTTAGATCTTGTCACAACACCCGAACCACCATGTGCTCATGAATACCCATTCAAAGGATTACAGAGAAAAACAAACGGAATTAGATACGGCGAGCTTACTACGATTACTGCAGGAACAGGCTCTGGCAAGAGTTCCTTTTGCCGTCAACTTGCAGCTTACCTACTCGAAAAAGGGGAGAAAGTCGGCTATCTGGCTCTGGAAGAATCAAACAGAAGAACAGCTTTAGGTCTTATATCAAGTGCCATAGGAAAACCTTTACATCTAGGAGGATATGACCAACAACAACTCAAAAAGTATTTTTCTAATACCATTGCTAATTGGAACCTTTACCTTTATGACGGCTTTGGTTCTTTTGACCCGAACGTTATTTTCAATAGGATCGAGTACCTTGCCAGTGGATTGGAGTGTCGTTTTATATTCTTAGACCACCTCAGTATTTTATTAAGTGGACTTGATTCATCCTTTGGGGATGAACGTAGAATGCTGGATAATGTAATGACCAAGCTAAGAAGCTTAGTTGAACGAACAGGCATACACCTATTCCTAGTTAGTCATTTAAGACGTACACAACAAGATAAGAACCATGAGGAAGGAGCACGAGTTACACTCGGACAACTTAGAGGAAGTTCTAGTATATCTTGCCTTAGCGACTCGGTCCTTGCACTCGAAAGAAATCAACAAACCGACAAAGATGGAGGCGTTACGACTCTTAGAGTCCTTAAAAATAGATATTCAGGCGAAACAGGAATAGCAACAACATTGAACTATGACTTATCCAACTGCCGATTTAGTGAGAATGAAATTAAGGAACCATCCTTTCTACGTGGAACCAGCGAAACCACGGATTTTTGAAAATAGTGAGTATGAACACCCTTGGTACACTCACTTAAACAAACCTAACCCTCCAACTGAGGAGGAAAAAAAGAAAGCTCAGTTTAAAGATAAAACATATAAGTGGCAGAAGAAATGACTCTTGTATTTGACCTTGAAACCAATGGTCTTCTACATGATTTAACTCGCATTCATTGCCTCGCAATATATGACTCTACAACTGATACTGTAGAAACTTACAACGATGAAAAGAATAACAGATACTCCATTTCTGAGGGAATTGGTAAGTTACTTGTTGCTGACACGCTTGTTGGTCACAACGCTATTGGTTTTGACCTCGCGGTGCTTGGCAAACTATATAACTATTTCACTCCCCGTGCTCGCATTATTGATACTCTTCTTTTATCACGTTTATACCATCCAAATATCTTAGATATAGATAGGAAACATAAGTGGAGACATATGCCATTACAACTATATGGTAGACATTCACTTGAATCTTATGGATATAGGTTAGGCGAATACAAAGGAGAGTTTGGTAAGACTAGTGACTGGTCTGAATGGAGCCAAGAAATGGAAGATTACTGTGCTCAAGACGTTGTAGTAACAACAAAATTATGCGACCACTTTCACCCCTATTTGACTGGGTCTCGTTAGAGCATTCAGTCGCAAAAATACTTACACAACAAGAACTACATGGATGGTACTTTGATGAGTCAGCTGCATGGAAACTTGAATCGTCTCTCAGAAAGGAACTTGAGGAACTTAGTAGAGTACTTCGCAACAGGCACCCTTACATCGGAGGATCAAGCTTTTCTCCGAAACGATCTAATAAACGAACAGGATATATTGAAGGAGCTAAATTCACCAGACTAAAAGAACTTAATCCTACATCAAGAGATCATATTGCATGGATACTGACATCTCATTATGGATGGACACCCTCATTAATAAGCTCGAACGGCAAGCCCGTAGTAGACGAAATAGTTCTCAAGGACATTGGGACGGATATTGCTCTGGATTTTCTTCGGTGCTTGGAACTGAAGAAGGCGTTAGGGATGATATCAGAAGGCGTGAACGCATGGCTGAAGCTATGTACGACGTCTAGTCGAATACACCACCACTGTTCAGTAGCAACAAACACATTTAGATGTGCTCATAGAAAACCAAACCTAGCTCAGGTACCAGCTAATGAAGAATTTAGGAAATTATTTAAGGCATCCCCTCACATGGTTATGTGCGGTGCTGACCTTAGCGGCATTGAGCTTCGAATACTATCCCATTATCTTGCGAGGTATGATGAAGGACGCTATGCAGAAATCCTTATCAACGGAGACATTCACCAAGTCAATGCCGACAAAATTGGAATTACCAGACGTGATGTCAAAACCGTAACTTATGCATTCTTATATGGAGCAGGTGATGCAAAAATCGGATTATCAGTTGATAAACAACTACCACCAGATAAGGCAAGAGCTAAAGGAAAAGAGGTACGTGCAGCGTTCATTGCCGCCATCCCTGGATTATCAGAGCTGCTACAGGCTGTTAAGAAGCGGTCTGCTACAGGCAAGATCTTGGCTATCGACGGACGAACGATAATTGTAGATAGTCAACATAAAGCTCTTAATTATTTACTTCAGTGTTCAGCTGGAGTAATAGCTAAACGATGGTTGCTAATAGCAGACGAAACATTAAAAGAAGCTGGTTTATCCACTCATCAGCTTGCGTTTATACATGACGAACTTCAATACGAGTGCGAACCAAAAGATATAGATGACGTTAAGTTCACCCTTGAACACTCAGCAGTTAGATCTGGAGAGTATTACAACCTTAGAGTCCCAATTGCAGCAGAGGCAAAATCAGGTAATAACTGGTCAGAAGTACATTAATAAAAATTCAGCAAGAGATGGTGATTTCTGGGAATATTATGTAGGACTTGAAGCTTGGAAGCGAGATGCAGAAGTTTTTAAAAATCTAGGTAAATCTGGATCAGTTGATTTGGTTTTAATAAAAGATGGTGAGACATTATTATGTGATGTTAAACAAAAGGCTCAGTACAGAATACACAATAGCCCACCTGATTATGACTACTTTCAAACTGGCTTGAATACTGTCCCAGATAATGTCTACATGATATGTGTTCATCCAATTTCACTTGATATTTCTTGGAATTCAAAACGAATCCCTAATGGTTGGGAGGATTTTTGGAAATGAAATTATTAATTGATGCAGATTTTACAGTCTATAAATGTTGTGCAGCATCTGAAACAGAGATTGATTTTGGAGATGATGTTGTCCTTGTTACCTCAAAATTTACTGAGGCTTATGCCTGTGTAATGAGAGAGATAAAAAGAATAGAAAACCATTTTGGTGCTTTTGACGATACCATTCTTTTCTTTAGTAGCCCTGATAATTTTCGGAAAAAAATTCTACCCGATTATAAGGGTCATCGAAATCGTAAGAAACCATGTGCCTATAAACGTGTCATAAACAAAC